TGACAAGAATACTGTCTGTGGATCGCGGTTGCGACCCTTTCGGTATCTGCATAGTTCTGATAAAGATCTTGGGAGTGATTCCCTGGGATCTGTTAGTGCGATAGCCCGATAGAAAGTACGTAGACGAGATTTATCTCGTCATAGCGTCATCCGTCCGGCTTTTCGAACTTTACACGATGTCATATTCGTGTATCTGAACTGTTGCTAAGATTGAAGCAATCTTGTCATCGTAGAGGAAGGATCAAGTGCACTCAGCGTAGTCTCACGACACGCTAATTTGAGCACTCTCCTTCTCTCACCCCGTTCGCGGTGCTGTCGGTTACAGCACCACTTTGTGAGTGTGTGAATCCAGTTTTAACGAACCAACGTGAGTTCGTCTCTTCTGGAATACTGTTACGCTCGTAGGAGCCTGGGTGGTTCTTTCCCCAGCCTCTTGCGACAGACGATGTTTTCCTTTCGTCAGGAGCCAAATGGCCGAATCCAATGATTCCGGCCGGAACGTCTTCGTACCTTGTGGAAATGTTGAGGAATTGGCTTTGAGCCTCGATACGAGCTTTAGTGGGAAGACTTGATGCATTGAATGCCTCTGTCTTTTCCATAAGTTCGTTTTTCGAAGCTTTTTTCCATATCTTCTCCATTTTGTCTAGCATTTTAGAGTTTGATTCGGACTCGTCAAAAATGTCTTTCAGTCTTTGACTGAAAATTGATTCGACACAGAACAACGCAAGTAGCTTGTTCTCGTCTTTCAAATTTTGACCTGTCCCCATCTCACTCATTGCAGCAGAGAGAGTTTGAGTCTTAAGTATAGACTTCGCCCTCATTGTTGCGTATTGCCAGACTTTCCACGGTACATTTAAACGCTCCCTTGGTAATTCGTAGTTATTGTAGATGACAGCCGCGATCCGGAGATCTTTCTTGCTAGGCTGGTGTTGAGCGTCCATCGGGAGACCCAACCCACCCAGGTGTTCAGGCAAGAACCATGAGAGAGAAGTACCTTTCAACTTCTTCTCATTGTATGATAGGTAGTATGCATAAACTCGTTTCCAGTCCGTTGTAGGACAGGTTAACTTGAGCTCTTGTGCATTTACCGACATACTTTGGTATGATCCCCAATCCGTAACGCCATTCACATCCATCGTGCCTTTGGTACTCCTCTTTAGTCCCAGTACGAGACCTAAGTTGATGTACCTCACACGATTGAGATGAGACAGAATGGGTTTCTTCGGATTTGATCGTCGATCCGCCGTTTCCTCTACAACTGTAAACTCCGCTGAATTAATATGCAAAAACTCCGGTGAGTAATAACACTTTCCGATACTAGGTTTCATGCCGCTGAAAGCCGCGAGTCGTTCCCAGAACGACTTTGCTATCAGGCGGGCACGTAAGATGAGATCATCACCATTGACGAGCATGTTTGCTGTCTTTAGTGTTAGATTTCGTCCTACTGAAACCGACCGCGTCCACAGGCAGATTGCCGCGTTCGCGATACAGAGTATCGGAAAACTTACGATTGAACCCATTAGCTGGCCTTGTAGTTGTGGTCGAGTTTCGCCTGTGACAGGATGTTCTATGATGTGACCAGTGAGCGCTCTTTTGAGTAGCTCTGCTGTATCCTCATCCATCTTTGTCACTCGCGCTATCTCCTCCGCAATGAAATCTGAGATCCATGATCTTAGATTGTCGGTAGCTGCCTTGTAGTCTCCGGATAGATATCCTTCGCCTTCACGACACTTCCCTACTGCCTTGCTTACTAGTTCATCGTTTACTTCCTTACCGATGAGTTGGAATACTCCTGAATCGTGCTCGTAGAGCTGTCGCCATAACCACTTTTGTAGTGGTTTTAGTGCCAAGTACGTCATCGGTGGCCCTTTTGAGATCACTCTGATCTTTAAGGCCTCCGCTAACGCAACTGGTATTGCGACTGGCTCCTCGACTAATGCTGCTGTAAGCACACGACCGTAGAGTTCCTTCCATTTGCTATTTAACTCGGACCTATCCACGAGTACATAGTTGCTGTGCTTTCCGGACTGAACGATTTTGGCCTTTACCAGGTTATCGCTCTTCAGTCCGCGAAGAATCCATGGGTGGTTCATGATTTCACCGACTGTCCCTGCCTTCGATCGCGTATTATTGTAATTCGCTTTCGTTGACGGGAACATTGGTTCCATCGTGTCTTCCACCGTATATTCCTTGCCTCCATACGTCTCCTCGACGACTTTTGTGATCCAGAACTTGAGATTTTCCTTGTTGATAGAAGTTTGTACTTCATTCTCCTCGGAGTCTCCCCAGTTCACACCTTCTCTTGGTGATGGATCCTCAGTCTTTCGAGTTAAGGTCTCAAAAGATTCTACCGCAGCAGCGACGAGGTCGTCTTCGCTTGCTCTGGGGAATCCTCTTTTTGACTCTAGTATCGAGAGTGCAATTGCACATTGCTTCTTGTACCCTTCTGGTCCTCGTATCAGCCCTACGAACCATTTCCTGACGTTTCCTCCGATTAACACTCTCGGATCATCGTCGCCTTGTTCTAAACCTTCTGGTAAAGGAGGCATATCCTGCTGCCGCACCGATGCGTAGAAAGCTGCGATTTTGTACTTGAAGTACGCCATCCACTTTCCACCCATCTTCTCGATGCATTTCATCGAGTGTGCCGCGCAGTTTGCCAACGCGACTTCGTCGCGTCCCTCCTTTTCGTAACCAGATAGTTCAAAGACAAGCATAACAGTCTTCACACACTTCCCAATCACATCTACACTCGACTTATTCACCGTCGAACTCGTAGGTACTCCAGGCGCATTAATGTGCGCCGCCCGGTGGTCCTCCTGGACCGTTGTAGCTGACATTATGAATAGAATTGATTAGTTCTATATAATGTTCGTAACAGCCG